CCTGGGCCATAGATTATGTGGCCAACGTCGGCGACATGCTTGATGTTTTGAGCACGTCGTTCGGGTTGTTGATTTGGTGTAACAGGTCGTCGTTGGTCACAGTTGACCAAGAACTGACGACGAGACTTGCCAACCTAATCGATGCTCCGGCTACATGGTCCCTGGTATCCTATTCCGGGGGTGTAGCGAAGGCCTTGTATACGTCAAAAAGGTATTCACGGGCGAAATTTAATCCGTCCTTGATGAATATGATTCCTTCTTTGATGTTCCGGGTTCCTTCCTTTAATCAGGGAATAAACCTGGCCGCCGCCTTTAATCAGGCTCAAGCGGTTACTCGGCTCCTATCACAACGGTATGCATAACTTTAATCGGTTATAAATACTTCCTTTAACCTCCTTTGATTTGGAGTACAAAACGATGGCTGTTTCCCTTGGAAACATTACTGGGGGCGCACAGACGGGGTTTTCTACCCCGGGCTATAACGTCGCCGTGGACAACCCGCCGGATGCCGATATCGGCAAACAGTGGTATGTCTCGGGCCTGACCGGCACCCAGGCCGGCGTGACCGCGCACTCGATCTCGAGTCCGTTCACGATTACGTTCGAGAAGCCAAAGTGGCTTGCCACTTTGAATGCGCTTCTGAACGCCGTCACGGGCATCTATGGCAAGGTGCCAGAGAACATGTACACGGTGCGCGTCCGCAAGGGCGTTAGCATCGCTGCTAACAATGTTCCTCGCGTCATGATTGTCGACATGAAAATCCGCGTTCCTGCGGGTGCCGACAGCTATGATCCCTCCAATGTTCGTGCGTGTATGTCCGCGGTCGTGGGCGCCCTTAATCAGGTGTCCGCGGGTCTCGGTGATACGACCACGACTGGGTCGCTGGGGTGAAACTCCCCGGTAGGGTGAAAGTCCTCCTGCTGATTTCGATCGGTGGGTGGGTTGCGCGACTGGAGCTCGCAAGAGCTTCGGGCTGCGGGGGTTAACGTCCTTCGCAGTGAATCCCGGCTTAATAGCCGGAACTGACACTTTGAACAGGAGTATGATATGCCCGTTGTTGGCAACGCTCTTTACAAGCTGATCGAGTTGGATCTCCGTGAGCAGGGATTAAAACCTACTTACGGGCCTGAAGCCGAGCCGCGGCAGGTTGCCGCAGCCATGCTACTGGGTTCTATACTCAAAAAGCATGCAGCAAATGTTAGCCCCGACGCGGACGTCCGTGCCTTGGAGAAATTCAAGGTCGTTAACGATCGCTGCAGGGATTGGCAGTTGTCTGAGTCTCGTAGTCTTGTCGAGGATTGTATCCTTGGTGAGGTGAAAGAGGCGCTCTATCGATTCTGGTACAAAAACCCCCAAAACGAAGGGGACATTGCGTCAGGGTTGTGTGAGAACCCATTCTGGCTACTTTCAGAGGCCAGGATGGGACCAGGCGCAAGCGTTGGTGCCGAAGGGGAGGACTTCTATACGAAGCTCTTCTCCAGCCGCCTTGCTTGTTCCGAAAACTCGCTGTACGAGATGTACAGAGTTTGGTGTTTCCAGAGACCTACGTGGAGAGCAGCTGAGGAGCTGCGTCATCTCCATTACGGACCTCCTCTCCAAACTACTCAGAGCTTAATGTCATTTGTGCCTAAAGACGACAGAATCAGTCGCACAATCTGCACTGAACCCAGCCTGAATATGTTTTATCAGCTGGGCCTCGCTGAGACGCTGACTAGACGTCTGCGTTCCTGGGGAATTGATCTTAGTTCCCAACAGAGCAGGAATCGGTTTATGGCTAAGGTTGGGTCGCGGTTTCCGCGGTCCTACTCAACCATCGACTTATCTTCCGCGAGTGACAGTTTGTCTCTTAAGATGCTCGAGTTTCTGTTGCCCAAACAGTGGTACCAACTGCTGCGTAAGCTCAGATGCACTCATACGAGCGTCGGGAATGAAGTGCTTGAGTTGCACATGGTTAGCACCATGGGTAATGGATTCACTTTTCCTTTGCAGACGATCCTGTTTTCTGCCGTTGTACGTAGCGTTTACAAAATCCTGGGCGTCTCAGCCCGAGATGGTAAACCTCACCGAAGCTATAGTGTCTTCGGCGACGACATTATTGTCGTTAGCCGGGCGTACCGCATGGTATGCAGGATACTGAACCTCCTTGGCTTTGTTGTGAACGCTGAGAAATCATTTGAAGATGGTTTCTTCAAGGAATCCTGCGGCGTCGATGCTTGGAAAGGCAAAGATGTCCGCGGCGTGTATCTTAAGGAGTTACACGATGCGGTTCCCCACGTACTGTTCAATCGCCTTCTGCGGTGGTCAGCACGGAATAATATCCGGCTGAAGCACAGCCTCGGCTACCTTTTCACTGTGGGGCGCGCTCTGCGCGTGCCGCTGTGGGAAGCAGACGATGCTGGGTACCACACGCCTCTCCCATTCTGCGGCGAGCTAGGGCGGTCTACCAAGACCGGGGCATATATCTATCGAAAGATGGTTGTGTGTCCAATCTCCTTAGTCATCAAAGATGGTGTAGTACACGGTCCGAAGGGGCGGAAGAAACGCATCTTTAACGATGCAGGTCTTCTCCTTTCTGCCGTGGGCGGTTACGTTCGGTCCGGGAAAATCACATTGCGACCCCTCCGCGGGGAAGCGGTGAAATACCGGCAGGTGACAGCCCTAGCACCCAATTGGCACGATTGTGCTACCGTGAAAGACGACAACCTGGC